CCTTTAATAATTAAGAGATGACCCCACCCCTTACCCATAAGAACAAGGCGAAGTAGGCTCTGCAAAGTACACGCAGTTAATGGGGTCTTTTTTTAACCTTTAACACCAAAGAGAAATGGGATATGTAGTCGTTTATGATAAATTCGTTGAAGGTTCTACTTGGCTACTAAACGCCCGAAAGACATTCAAGGAAAAGAAGGAAGCAATAACCTTCGCAAGGGATTGTGAGCATAGTGCTTACACCGCTAATGTAAAAGTCTATGAACTATGAGTATTGAAACCTTTAAATATGTCGGGAGCGTACATTTGCTCCCTCACATTTCTATCACATATGATTCCTCAATTTGTGACGGATGCATTAGCATCGGATGGCTATGGTGGGGAATTAGTATCGTTAGCAAGAACGGATTGCACCTATGAAGAAACACACAAAGGTTTACCTACAAGGAATGGGGTACGATACTACCGACTGCAAAATGTAACATATGTAACAATATGTGTTACTTTAGTATGAAAGAGATATGGAAAGCAATTCCATCACTTGATGGAAAGTACGAGTGTAGCAATATGGGAAATGTTAGGCGAGTAAACAAAGACCCAAGATGCGAAAAATACAAATTACTAAAGCTGCAACACACAAAGGATGGATATATATCAGTCAATCCAACGACCCAATTCAGAAAAAGGGTTCATAGATTGGTCGCCGAACTGTTCATTCCCAATCCGAGCAACAAGCCATATGTAAACCATAAGAATCTAAATAAGCACGACAATAGAGCCGAAAACCTTGAATGGGTAACCGCATCAGAGAACTCTATTCACGCAATGAACAATGGTAAACTCGGAAGAATGTCATATACCATAATGAGCATTGATGGCACACAAACATTTAAATCAGCCAAAGAATTAGCGAAGCATCTTAATGAATGCTATTCTTGTGTTGTTATGAAATTAGGAAAACACGGATTTTATAAAAATTATAAGGTAATTGAAAAAACATACAAGAGTATACCTTAATGGAATGGGGTATGACGAAACTGATTTTATTTGTTGTGAAGTATGCGGTGCTAAAGCAGTAGACATCCACCATATAGATGCAAGAGGAATGGGTGGATCAGGAGAGCGAGATACAATAGAAAACCTAATGGCTCTTTGCCGAGACTGCCACGTCCGCTATGGCGATATCAAACACCACAAAGAGTGGTTGCAAGACATCCACGAAAGAAAGTTATTTAAGAAATGAAAGTAGATATCAAAAAGGTTATACCTAACCCCAGCAACCCCCGAATTATCAAAGATGATAAATTCAAGAAGCTGGTAAAGTCTATCAAAGAGTTCCCTGAAATGCTAGAGCTACGCCCTATTGTAGTGGATAGCAATATGGTCGTTCTTGGTGGGAATATGCGCCTTAAAGCTTGTATATCGGCTGGATTGGTGGAAGTACCCATCATCATAGCCGACCAACTTACCGACGAGCAGAAGGCCGAATTCATCATTAAAGACAATGTGGGCTTCGGAGAATGGGACTGGGACTTACTAGCTAATGAATGGGATATTGATGCTCTGCAAGATTGGGGATTGGAATTACCATTTGACAATACGCCCGTACTTGAAGCGGAGGAGGATGATTACGAAGTACCAAACGAAATCCACACAGACATCGTATTAGGTGACCTGATAGAGATAGGCCAACACCGACTGCTATGCGGTGACTCTACCGATAGCGATTCAGTAGCTCGGCTGATGAATGGGGAGAAGGCAGATATGGTATTTACTGACCCTCCTTACAATGTTGATTATGGCAATAGTAACAATCCAAGACATAAAAGCAGAACAATTTTAAATGATACAATGTCAGATTCTGATTGGGATGATTTTGTTAGAGGCTATATGAATAATTTATTATTATTCACCAATGGCAACATATATATATCTATGTCCGACAAAGAATTAGGTCATATGCAATTAATGTTTGAAAATTGTGGAGGAAGATGGGCATCATTTATAATATGGGTTAAAGATAGATTAGTATTAAGTGGTAAGGATTATCATTCCAGACACGAAACAATATTATACGGATGGAATGATAAAGTAACAAACAGATTAAGAGTAGAAGATAGAAAGCAAGATGATGTATGGGAAATAAAACGACCTACAACATCAGAGTTACATCCGACTATGAAACCAATTGAATTGATTGAGAGAATGCTAATAAATTCAAGTAAAAAAGGAATGTTAATTTTTGACCTATTTCTCGGTAGCGGCTCTACAATGGTAGCATCACACCAACTCAACCGCAAGTGCTATGGTATGGAACTTGACCCAAAGTATTGCCAAGTGATTGTAGACCGAATGCAAAAACTTGACCCAACGCTTGAAATCAAAATAAACGGAAAGCCGTATGGACAAAACTGAACAACATAAAAAGGCAATGCTTGATGCTCTGGAGAAATCTTTGGGCGTTGTTACGGCTGCTTGTAAGGCGGTAGGCATTGGGCGTACTACGCACTACCTATGGATGCAAGAGGATGCGGAATACAAAAAGGCCGTAGAGGACTTAAATGATGTCGCTATTGACTTTGCAGAAAGCCAACTGCATAAGCAAATCAAAGACGGCAATTCTACCGCCACCATCTTCTACCTAAAAACAAAGGGTAAGAAGCGAGGTTATGTAGAACGCCAAGAGATAGAGGCAACGGGAGGTAAGATGTTCCAAATAGAGATTCTTGGCGAAGATTGAAACCAATAAAGTATTCGGACATCTTCTGCGCTCTGACAAAAAGATAGTTGTTGAGCAAGGGGGTACTCGTAGCGGTAAGACCTACAATATCTTGCTATGGATAATTTTTTCCTATTCAGAAAAGAATACGGACAAGACCATAACTATATGCCGTAAATCATTCCCATCCCTACGGGCATCGGTAATGCGTGACTTCTTTGATATACTCCGTCAACACGACCTATACAGAGAGGAATATCATAACAAATCAAACCACGAATACTATCTAAATGAAAACTTGGTAGAGTTTATCTCGCTTGACCAGCCACAAAAGATTCGTGGCCGTAAAAGAAATCTGCTTTATGTCAATGAGGCCAATGAACTATTTTTTGAGGACTGGCAACAACTCGTTTTTCGTACTGATGGTCGCATTATCCTTGACTACAACCCATCTGATTCATTCCATTGGATTTACGATAGGGTAATCCCTCGTGATGACTGCGAGTTCTTTCAAACAACGTACAAAGACAACCCGTTCCTTGATGCCTCCATTCGTCAAGAAATTGAAAGGCTTCAAGATACGGATGAAGATTATTGGAGGGTATACGGTCTTGGAGAGCGTGGTATGTCAAGAGCCACCATCTTCCAATTCCAAGTAGCGGAAGAACCAAAAGGTCAACTGATCTCATTAGGACTTGACTTTGGATTCACCAACGATCCTACCGCCCTTGTGAAGGTGTTCAAGGATGGTGAGAATCTATACATCCAGGAGTTACTGTACCACACCAACCTCACCAACCAAGATATTAGCGACAAACTAACCCAACTTGGACTCACAAGGTTTGATGAGATATGGGCGGACTCCGCAGAACCCAAGAGCATTGAAGAACTGCATCGTATGGGCTGGAACATCAAGCCTACGGCAAAGGGAGCGGATAGTGTAATGGCTGGGATAGACATCCTTAAACGCCACAAAATATATTTGGTCAAGGATAGCCACAATGCAATACGAGAGTTTCAGAACTACAAGTGGCAAGAAGACAAGAACGGGAATCTACTCAATAGACCCATTGATGCATTCAATCACGCTATTGATGCAACCCGTTACGCTACCTTTAATAGGTTGAGCCGTCCGAATTACGGGCGTTATGCGATACGCTAACAATTAAAAGTTATTTAAGCGATGGAACTAAAAGTCATTGTCCCAACCTCCCTATCTGAAATCACCGTTGATCAGTATCAACGCTTTGCCCGTTTGGAGGGTGATGATGAGTTCTTGACCAAGAAGATGTTAGAGATCTTTTGCGATGTTCCGTTGGAGAAACTACCAAACATCCGATTTAAAGATATTACGGGCGTTTCTAAACATCTAAATGCGATGATGAAGGAAAAGCCTTCACTAACGCAGAGATTCACGCTTAAAGGACAAGAGTACGGATTTATCCCCTCGCTGGAAGACATCACCTACGGAGAGTTCGTAGACCTTGACAACTACCTCCAAGACATCCAAAACCTTAACAAGACAATGGCAGTATTGTATCGCCCCGTAACGCAAAAGGCCGGAAAGCGATACGACATTGAACCCTATGAATCGGCTACAAAGTATTGCGACACAATGAAGGAAGCCCCTATGGATGTAGCAATGGGTGCGGTGCTTTTTTTTTGGACTTTAGGAAGCGAGTTATTGGTTCATACTCTGAATTATTTGGAGGTGGAGATGGCGGGGATGACTTCTCACCCCAATCCCAATTCTCAAAGCGATGGGGATGGTACAACACCTTCTATTCCCTTGCTCAAGGAGATGTTAGGCGATTTGATGAGGTTGGAGGATTACCCCTTCACCAATGCCTTACCTTCCTTACCTATGAAAAGCATAAAGCAGAAACCGAAAACCGAATACTCAAAAGCAAACTAAAATGAGGCAGTTCTACAACATTACCAAAACTCTCAAAGACACCCTTGAGGCGCATAGCCAAGTGAATGTCGTAACATTCGGGGACATCTTTGATGTAGACCTCAACAAGCAAACCATCTTCCCCCT